ACAATCCGACATTATGAACATTACGGCCCCATGTATTCTGGCAACGCTTCGTATTCTGCTTCTGTCATTTCAAGCACTTCGATCTTGATCGTATCACCCGGCTCGGATTCTTCAAGCCACGACAAGCACGCCTCAATGCTCTTTTCCGTGCAGGGGTTCAGGTCTACGCCCGGCCAAACCTTAAATACTCTCATGTTGTCTCCTTGTGCGGCAAATTTACCTCAGTTATCCTTGGTCGTTTCAATCAGTGGCAAACCAGGCGTTTTCGGCTCAAACTGCTTTTTAGTTTCTTCCCATGACGCAATCACAGCACGGCGTTTGTATTCTTCTTTTAACAGGAGCTTGACGTGTGTTTTTTCGCATTCAAGCCCTCCAATGATTTGTTCATAGCAAAGACCGGCATCGATATGTTTTTTTAACAATTCATTTAATTCTTTATAAAATGCAGCGAATTTATCATTCATAGTTATATTCTCCGTATGTCTGTTGATGTTTTTGCAAGAGATTGGTGGGAATTCATTCAATCGCCTGTCGCACCTGTTATTGAAATCTTTAATTGCCTAGACAAAGCACAGCTACCATCAAAACTTACGGAGCAATGCTCTATTGGGCATGTGTCGTTACAGTATTGGTTGATAAACTCTTTAATATCCAACGTATTGTCCCCGTTTCGCTTGAATTTATTGTGTTTTTAAGATATCATTGTCTTGATGTGTGTTTTTCTCTCGTTGTTAGATTCTTCGCTTTATCCCGGCATTTTCACGCCGGGATTTTTTTATGCCTTAAAAGGGAACAGCGTCATTGTCATTTTCGTCGAAAAACGAATCGTCTGTATTAGCCTTACTGCCGCTGTCGCCTTTTGAGTTTGCCGCAGAGCCACCCTGGTCGGCGGCATCTGTATTGCGATTACTCAAAGACTGAATACTGGAAGCGTTTATTTCGGTTACGTAAACCTTATGGCCTTCTTTGTTTTCGTAACTACGGGTTTGCAACTTCCCTTCTATGAACACGGGATTCCCTTTGCGTAGATGTTTTCCAACATATTCTGCCGTTTTGCCCCATGCGACAATATTAAAGAAGGCGGTAGATTTTTTCCATTCCCCAGATCTGTCTTTGTAAGACTCGTTTATTGCCACAGAGAACGAAGATACTGCCGTTTCTGTAGCAGTATAGCGAACTTCTGGATCTTTCGTAAGATTCCCTGCGATAATTACTTTATTGATTGATGGCATGTGATAAACTCCTGTTATGAATTTTGTGCAGCAAGAAGCAAATTGGCTTCCCGCAGAAAACGTGACGGTTTATGTGAGTTGTAGAAAATTGAAAGTCTTTTCCGTGCGCGAGTAAAAGCTACATAAGCAAGTCGCCTTTCTTCTTCCATGGTATTGTTTTTTATAGAGAGTGCCGAAGGAAATGATAATTCATCAAAATCGGCGATAATCACATTGTCCCATTCCAGACCCTTTGAGGCATGAGCCGTAATCAATGTAATCAGACCATCTTTCTTTTTTTCCAGTTCGAGTTGTCCATCTTTGAGCTGATATTGTTTAAGCCAATCTTCAGCTTTAATTCCATTGTCAAACATGGATTCTAGGTAATCTATGACAATGGCGTTCATTGGCCGAGATATTTTAGCGCAACTCGCCCTGTAGAAATCTACAATGCTCAAGCCGACCTCAATAGTTTCTGGATCGTTAAACGCTTGGTACCAACTGCACCCAAGTTCATCAGCTTTTGTCCAGATAGCGGACAAAGCCACGCTAAATCCTGCTTTATTTGCAGTTAAGAAAGCGATGTTATTCATTGGGTTTAAGAGAAGCTTCAGGTATGCCACCATGAATTTGAAGCAGTCCATGGTGTCTATTTCGGCAGTTGCTTTGCCGACGCGTAAAACATCAAGCCCGTATTGGCGGCAAGCTTTTTCAATAAATTCAAGCGAGCGATGATTACGAGCAATAACGGCTATTTGACCGGGGGATTCAAATGCCATTTCTTCGGCCAGAAATAAGGCTATTTTCGCTGCGTTGCTTTCGTTCGACAAATCTATCAACCCTTCGGTCTGTGTGGCTCCTACGAGCGTCTTCTCGATACGGTTGCGGTTATGTTCAATTAGTGTATTGGCGGCTTCAACTATTTTGTCGCCGCAGCGGAAGCAATGTTCTAATTTGATGACTTTGGTATCGGCATGTTTTTTATCGAAATCAAGAATAATCTCCATATGCGCTCCACGCCACGAAAATAAGCACTGATCGGCGTCTCCAATTGCTAATAGGTTCTTTGGCTGTAGTATTTCATGCAGGTTATATTGTACCAGATCAGTGTCTTGATATTCGTCGATAAAAACATAAGAAAATTTGCCCTGGTAATATTTCAACGCTTCAGGACAAGCCTCAAATAGAGCATGAACTTCAAGTAATAAATAATCGAAATCAACCGCATTGCTTTCTTTAAGCCTGGCTTTGTATTCTCGCAGTAATCTTTCTATATTCGGATTCGTCGGCTTGATATTATCGTGAGAAAGCAAGCCCTTGGCTTCCATGATTTTTTTCATAGAAATACCACAATCATACTGTTCCATAACTGTCTGTAAAAGCGTGTTTGCTTCTTCAGGACTGGTCACTGAAATGGATTCAGATTTGCTTATTTTGTAGCCTATTTTGTAGCCCCATTGAGAAAGAATCTTGTAGCTTATGGAATGGAATGTGCCTATCCAGATCGGTCGGATTGCGCGAGCGCCAAGCATTTTCTCAAGACGCTCACGCATTTCCATGGCAGCTTTGCGTGTAAAAGTTAGACACAAAATAGAGGCGGGATTGACCCCGCGCTCTATTAAGCGCTTTATTCTTTGAATGACGGTAGCCGTCTTGCCCGACCCAGCGCCAGCAATCAGCAGCAAATTGCTATCATAGGAATCTATCGCTTCTTGTTGGGCTGGGGTTGGATTCATATAGCTTCAGCCGCCTTTTCTTCGGTGGATGGATTAGTCTTAATGGGCGCAACTGGTTTTACCATTTCAATAACGGCAATCTTGCCGTTCGCGATCATTGGATCAATGGTGTTTTTGCTTGGAATATGACAGGTGGCCGCAATAGATTGCTTAAAGCCGATTGCGGGCAGAGTAGAAACAAATGATTCGAGAGTTCTATCATCCGCTTCTGCCAGTTCCATGATGCCAAGGCCAGGCTGGTTATCTGTAAGTGTTTGAATACAAGCGATTAGAGCAGCAAGCAGAATCGTGCGCTCGCCACCACACGCCGCGGCGAATGGCACCCTATCCTGATTGGCATTGTAAAACCCAAAATCAAAGGCCGGTTTGTCGTTTTTAACCAAACTTAGGAAAGCCATGCACCCCGGCATTGCTCCCTCGACCATTTTATCGAAGCTTGCACGCAGTTTGTCTTGAATAGCGCTAAGCTTATTGGTTCTGATCTTGCGGATTTCCTCAATACCTGATGCTAATTCGCGTGCGGTTTCTTCCAGCTTCATGCGCTGAGCTTCGGCACTACTTTTTTGTTGTCGAACAGCTTGGTTGGCACAAAACGCCTTAATCGCCTTTTCTGCCTCTTCGACCTGGGCTTTAAGTCCGATTTGCTTGGCTTGCAATATTTCCGAACTTACGGGTGCTTCTTCTTCGGTAACATTAAGCTGAGAAAATTCGGTGGTCAGTTTGGAAAGAGTCTTAGAATATTGCTCGATAGCCGTGTTTTCGATATTGATATCTCGCACAATATCTGAGTTCTTCTCGTACGATTTTGCGCATAGCATCTTCTGTTTAATGGCTATCATGGCGTTCTGAGTAGCCTCAAGCACTTCCGACTTGTCGCCCACGAGAATATCTAGGTCGAATAAGGCATCACCAAGATCGGAAGCGGGCGTCTTGCAACAGGGGCATATTCCGGCGCTCTGAATCTGGGCAATGTTTTTCTTGAGTTCAGCGATTTCGTGAAACAATACGGCAATGGCCTGTGAAGTGCTTTTTTCTTCTGCCTCCAAGGCAGCAACAGATGGGATAGAAGCATCTACTTCAACCATACTATTCTGCAAATTAGTAATCTTGGCCTTGCAGTTTTCAATCTTTTTTTCTGCGTCTGCGATATTGGTCTGTAGGCGTGAGAGATGCGCGACCTTGGATGAAGCCAGTTTAGCTTTCTCGTCATTGGCGGCTATCTGTCCACTCAGTTCGTTAAGCTGAGTATTTAAAAGCTTTTTCTTCTCTTCCCATTCTTGCAAATTACCACTAACCGTATTTTCAACACACTCACCAGTCAGTTTTTGAATAGTCAGCTTGCAGCGGTCTATTTCCTTGTTTATAACCGAAGCTTCCTGCGAGAATAGCTCGATAACTTCTCCGTAAGACAGCGCACGGTTAAAGAATTTGAAATTAGTTGCAAGCTGATCTGGGCTAAGCTGATTGAATTCGGTTCCGAGCGCTTTGAAAATAAATTCTGCCTGTTTATCATCCGACAAGCTGGTAAATTCGTGAGTATGGATCGATTCAACCGGTAATGCGAGTGATTGCGGTATTTTGCTGGCAACGTCGGCGGCTTTAACGATTGTTCCATTGATTTTGATTGTCTGGGTAACATTCCCGTCTGGTTTCATAATGAAAAGTCTGGAAATAATATCGCCGGTTTCGGATTCCACGGAAACTTCCATTTCACTATCAGACGCCAAAGCCATTGTTGCCCCAGCCTTTTTGCCGAGTTCAGTGTAGCCAGTCAGTGCTATTTTAACCCCTGCAAGAATCGCACTTTTACCGGTGCCGCTTGCCCCGACGATCAGAGTATTCGGAAAAAGGTCGAATGACCCGGTGATCCCTTTTACGTTGCGAAGATGGATTTTTGATAACATGCGTGTTTTCTCCTGTGCGTTGGCGAGGCAGCTAATAATGACTGCCTCGCTCTATCTTTAGCTATTTGCAAATTTGCGAACCAAGGCCACGAATTCGTTAATCGCTTCTGGCTTGGCTTTGCGAATTTCCGAGTAAGATGTTTTCATTTCGGCACACGCTTTTTGCGCGAAAGGTTTCATGGCTGCGTTGCTGAAAATGCTTTTAAGGTCTTCTGCGGGATTAGTTTCTAATGCCGCAGAGGTTTCTGGCGGCAGTGGTTCAACATGGACTGGCGCCGCAGTGGCTTCCCCGTCCCATATCTCAACCTGTTCTTCTTCGTAAACTTCGCCGTCGAAGCCAGAGTCGTCTTCGTCTTCAAAGCCAGGACGAATTGGAGCTATTGCTATTTCGGAAGGATCAGCGGCTTCTGAGGCATGAACATCAGGAACGACATCGCTTACATCGTCTTCTTTCACGACAACTTCCATGTCGGCGAGTTTTTCGCCCTTCGCCAATCTCGAAACAAGGGCTTCCATTTCTTTGCGTTTCTTTTGTGCGTCCCCTGATTCTGGTTGAAATCCATAAACGACAATAAACGCTGCCTCTTGTCCTTTTTCTGCGCATGTTACAACAGGCGTTTTTGTGCCGATTGCGGGATGCAAGGAAAGTATCTGACGGCGAAGGATGGTATTGGCTGTGCGCTCGATAAATCTCTGTTTCTGCACGTAGCCATCAAAAATATCAAGAACATCGGGAGCCGATACATTCAACCAATATCCCGTAAGTCCAAACACGGGGATAAAAATCCAGTTATCGTCTGTTTCGACAGTTTCAACTTTTTTTACCACGCGCTTACGTTCACGCGGATCGTAGTCCATGATACTTGCTTTGAATTCATTCGGACGACGATCTTTTAGGCCGAGCACCGCGATAGTTGGATTATATTTCAGTTTAGCCTGTAATTCCTGCAATAATACCGTGCTCATATTGATAATAATCGTTTGATCCACAGCAGCAAGATTCCCGAGGGGGCTATACCCAATACCAATACCGCGCATAGCGATACTGGAAACCATGCCATTGCTATCTACGGTGAAGTAAGGATTCATAACTTCTTGCCCGCCATTAGCAATAAGTTTTTGAGGCTTAAAAATGTCGATGCCGGCATACTGGTTGGCTTTTTCTAGGCCGGGAGCGCAAATCATTGGTTTCTTTGCAATAAAGCAGAACTGGTCTGGACAACTTAATTCTACTTTAACTTTAAAGGCTCTTTTTTCTACTCCGGCCTCGCGGATAAACAGAGCGTTCCCGTCTCCAAGGCGGAGAACATCTTTCTGCTGGATAGCCGTTAAGCGATCTTGCAACCCCTTAATCATCTGCTGCGCTTTTGCTGGCAGAGTCGCCAAGTCTGTCGTTGTGTTTGCTTTTGGATTCATTCGTCATAGTCCTTTCTTTTTTACGAGATTCATTGCTTCCGCAGAAGCTTTTGTTAATCGTTGTTCTAGTCCAATAATGTATTCTTGTAAGACCCTGTTCGTATCTTGAAGTTCGGTATTGTGAGCAGAGGTTTTAATCTGAGATTCCGCAAGCGTCATCATTTGTTCTACACTGAGGCCATATTCGCTGGCTTCTGGTTCGTTAAAGATCAGTGAGCCAATATCGTCTATAGCTTTCATAACTATGGCGGTTTCTGCATTGTTGGGACTAGAATCGGAGATTAGATTTTTTAACTCAAACAGTCTTTGTTTTAGTCTGGTTAGGACAGGTTGGCTTCGGTCGATTCGGTGATCTTGCTTTTCCATTCAAATCGAATATCAATGGCTTTTTCCAATCCAACGCGAGTATTTTGTGTTTCCAGAATATCGCGAATAATTCTGGCAATACCGGCGTCTACGGCGCAATCAATATTGATGTCGAATCTGCCATCGGGCCTTGATTTGATTAGTGCGCCGTTCTTCATTTTAAGCCAAGTCCTTTCTTGAGAAGTTTGGAAACAATGTCTGTTTCCGTGCTATCGCCGTTGCTGGCGTTTACCTGTTCGGCCAAAGCATCAACGATTTTTTGTTCGAGGCGATAAGATTTGAGAATTTTTTTGCTGCGAATTTTTGGGGTTTGATTTTTATGAACCGGCATTGATAAGTTCTCCTGAAATAATAGTTATTTCCAAATCTTTGCGAGCAGATTTGGCTTTTTTTCGCAATTCCGCCGCATAGCTCGGGATTGTAGTGACAATCTTCTTGCCGCTACTTATTAGACTCTGACTGGTTTTTGATAGATTCATTTTCTCCTCCTTTGTATAACAAGTATATTACGCTTAATTATGCGACTTGTCAACAGCTTTTGTATGATATATTATAAGAAGATATTGAGACGAAATAGGTGGCAAATGGCGAAAAGAAAAGTAAGCAAGCATTCTGTGATTGCAAAATACGATAAGAATATGCCGGAGCAATTATTTGTTTTGGCTCGTCAAGGCTTGCCGCTTTATGAAATTTGCGCCAAGTTAAAGATAACAGAATTGACTTTCCGTAAATATTGCGAAACCTATAAGGCTTTTGTTCAGGCGTGGGAGCTGGGAAAATCCACGCATAAAGACGATTTTATTTTCGCACTTGAACAGGAATTAAAGAAAAAAACTAAATCGCGCAAAGTTACAAGGCGTAAAAAAGAATACCGCATGGACGACGTGATTGATCCTGACAGCGGTGAAAAGCAAAAGAAAATGGTTTTATACAAAGAAACCGAAGAGATCGAAGAGCGCGAAGGTGATTCTCTCTTGATAATGTATGCGCTCAAATGCCTATCTCCTGAGAAGTGGCGCGATAACAATATGGTTAGTCCTGAATCGGAAGATATTGTGGAGCAGAGCAAGAAGCTCTATAGGGCATTGCTTGAATGTGAAGCCGGCTTGGATATAGACAGTAATCAAGATGCGGCGCAAATTGCTACTAATACACAATCACAGCTACCCCAAACAACAACAATTACTGAAGCGGAGATTGTGACGTCGTGAAAACAAGTAAATACGATCCTATTTTCGAGCGACAGCAAAAGAAACAACCATGGCAGCTAAGATTGTGGCCTATGAGGGCGAATCCAGAGGGTGTTAGATTTTCTCGCTCAACCAAGCGATTCGAGGTTGTGGTCGCTGGAAGACGCTGCCTTGAGGCCGGAACGATGGTCGCTACTCCAAGCGGCCCACGTCCTATTGAACAAATAAGACCTGGCGATATCGTTTATGGTTTCAATAAAGACGGAAACGTTTCAGAAACCGTTGTCCTGAAATTTCATATTAACGACTTGCAAAACGTCTATCCCCTTACTTCTTCTGGTAAAAAATATGTTGCAGCCACCGAGAATCATAAATTCTGGGCTTGCAACGAAGCCTTGTTCGATAAACGCAGAATTCCTGACGTTCGGGAATTAGGCTTTAAGCGTCGAGCGGTATCGGAGATCAGCCAGAGAAGTAGGATCAAGCGAATCTACCTTTACGACTTCTTTAAGGGCGGCGACAAGGTAGTTCCTTTTACTTATTCTCTAGGAGCTTTTCTTGGAGACGGATGTAGTCTCGCAAGCAAAATAACTACGGGGGAATTTACGAGGTTTTTGTATCTTTCTGACGAGGACGGCACCGTTGCGCGTGCCATAGCCGAGGAAATCGGTGGGTATGAAACGAAATTGCCGTCAAATAACTATACCTGGAAAATAGGCGGAGTAGACGATATTCTATCGGTTATTCCGTTCTACCGGGAGTGGTGTTGCAGCAGGTACGCCCACGAAAAAATAGCCGATTGGCAAGAAATAGATTCCTGGAGCAAGGAATCGTGCCTCTCCTTTTTGGCTGGGATAGTGGACACCGACGGCAGTATTTTTTACAAAAACGATTCAAACAAAGAAGTTGTTCTTCAGATTGGGATGCAGGCGAAGTCAGTTGTTGAGTGTTGCCAGAAGATCATCTATAAGTATTTTCAGGAAAGCTTGTCTATTGGCGAGGATAAGCGAAAGAAATATAAGAATGGCAGCGTTTGGTCTATAAAGACGAATTCTAATCTTCTTTCAAAAAGAGTTTACGAAGCAATATTCCCCTTTTTAAGAAAGAAAAACCTCTTAGATCTTTCTGGTATTGAGTTTAAAAACATCTTGCCAGATATGATCGGACTCACAAAAGGGAATCCTTACCTTGCTGCCACCTATGACATTATGGTCTCCAACGACACCAATCTATACGTCTTGCACGACGGGGGATTAGTGACAAGCAATAGCGGAAAGTCCGAAAGGGCAAAACGCAAATTCGTTAAGCGAGTTCTGCGTGGAAACAATGGCACATTTATCAACCCTAGATATTGTGTTAGCGCACCAACAACCGCTCAAGCCAAAAAAATTTTTTGGAACGATTTGAAGATGATGATACCGCCGAATTTAATGGCAAAAAAGCCGAATGAAACCGATTTGATTATCCAGCTTATTCCAGGTAATACCGAGATATTTGTCGCCGGCTTGGATCAACCGCAGCGCATAGAAGGTTCTCCCGTAGACGGCTTTATTTTCGACGAATGCGATGACATTAAGCCGGGCGCATGGGAAGCACATATTTATCCCTGTTTCGCTGACCGTCACGCGTGGGCTATGTTTCTTGGCGCTCCAAACGGAATGGGCTTCTTGCACAAAGCCAGTAAAAACGCGCTTTTAAACCCCGCTGAATGGGATTTCTTTCAATGGAAAAGTGCAGAGGTGCTTGACCCTGCCGAAATCGAAAGATTCCGCTCGCTTTACGATGATCGGTTATTTCGGCAAGAATTTGAAGGCGAATTTGTTCCTTTTGATGGTCGCGCTTATTATGCGTTAGAGAAAAAACACTATGCGTATGAGCTGGATTATAATATTCATGCTGACTTAATGTTTTGCTTCGACTTTAATAGTTCGCCAGGTGTTGCCGCAGTCTTGCAGGAAATGAAGATGCCTTTTGGACAAAAAGAATCGTGTCACACACAAAATGGCTTTGTTTATCAAAGCAAGCTTCAAGATGTGTGGGGAACTGGTGTTTTGAGTGAGATTTGGGTGAAGGAGAATTCTAATACTAAGCTGATTTGCGAAAAACTATATAAAAAGTTTCACATGCACCAAGGCAAAATCTATTGCTATGGCGATGCGAGCGGTGGTAATCAGACAAGCTCCGGCTTAAACGGATCAGATTGGGACATTATTAAAGATTTCTTCGCCAGAACTCCTTTTGCCGACAGAATCTTTTACAATGTTCCGCGCTCTAATCCATCCGTAAGGGGTAGAATTAACGCGGTGAACTGTAGATTGAAAGCAAGCGACGGCACTATTCGTATGGCTATTGATGCCGTGGATTGTCCGCATATTATTGAAGATTTCGAGATGGTTACGTTGCTGAACGGGTCGCTGTCTGATATAAACAAGAAGAAGAATATGTTTTTAACGCATTTAACGGACGCCATTGGCAGTTACGTGGCGTATGAATTCCCCATAGACGATCTGTCTAGGGTTTCAATTTTGGACTGGTAACAGGAGAATTTTTATGCCAATTCCATTGCCTTTAACGACAACTTCAGAGCCTAATGAAGCTTATAAGCGTCAATACCCAGAATGGGAGTTAATCAATCTATTGATGCGCGGCACTGCGGCTATACGTGCTCGCGGCGAAGATTATCTGCCACGATTAAACAAGGAAACCGACACAAATTACGATAAGCGATTATCGAAGGCGGTGTTGGCTCCATATTTTAAGAGAACTGTGAATTTTTCTACGGGTAAAGCTTTTTACACACCAATCAAGATGCTCCCTAAAGACGACGCCAAGCGAGTAGATCCCAGATTACAAATGTTGATCGACGATGCTACGGCACGCAATGAAAACTTAAATGTATTTGCTGCTCAAGCGTTCCGAGATGGTTGGGCTAAAGGCTTGGGCTATATCTATGTTGATGCTCCTGCTTATGATAAAAACAAAGTCAGAACCGCATCTGATTTGAAGCGTCAGTTCCCTGGCGGGTACAGGCCGTATTTTCTTTATGTGCAGCCAGAGCAAATGCTTGACATTATGTGCGATCAATCCGGTCGAATCATTTTTGCCAAAATGCTTGAATATTACCAAGAGTATGATGCCACATTAGGCAAGTCTATCGTTAAATCTAAGCTGAGGATCGTTACCGAACAGAGTATCGGCATCTATTACTCTACGGACGAGTTGAGTCAGACCACAGATACGCAGCGCGATGTCATGCAATATAAAACATACGTTCTGAATCCTGAAGAAACCTATGAAAATTCGATAGGCATGATCGCTATTGCGCCGTTTTATACTGGCGAAAAGCACGGGGATTTTGAATGTTCGTCAGCTCTTAATGATTTGGCTTACTGTAATATTCAATATTATCAAAATGAATCTGTGCATGAAAATGCGGTATGTGCTGCCGAATTTCCATTGCTGGTTGGTATTGGCTTCGATAACAATACCGAGCTTGAAATCGGGCCGCACAAGATCATTACGATTAAAGACACGGGCGCAAACCTGAAATATGTTGAACATTCCGGCAATGCTTTGCAAGTGGGCAAAGAAAATCTTGAAGAGCTTCGCATTAAAATGGCATATTGTGGCTTGAAGGCGCTAAAATCGGATTATACCAGTAATAATTCCAAGTCAACCACGGCGACTGAAATCAAGATCGACAATATCGATTCCAACGCTCAACTTAGAATTGCCGCAAACAGCTTTACCGACGCCATAGACCTTGCGTTTTACTTTGCTTCGATCTTTTTTGGAATCATTTCGGTTAAGAACTCAGCAACCAATGATAGTCAGGTTTATGCCTCTCTCGAAGGCATATTCAGTATGACCACTGATGATATTAACGAAATAGTTCAGTTAATGAATTTGGAAGAAAGTGGCAAGATCAGGCTTGAAACTCTTCTGCTAGAATATCGCAGACGCAATATTTTGGCCTCGGATGTCAATATTGCTTCTGAAATAGAATTTGCCAAAGCTAATGGTGCTTACGGTGGAAATCCGCAAGGCTTGAATACCGCGAATGTAACGGAAAACGGTGATCTTATGGACGATGCCAATAAGACGAACGGGCAGAAGACTTATGAGAAGACCGCCGGGGTTGCCAAAGAAAACAAGGTTTATTCCACCCGGGATGAATTCAATCAAGAAGTAACACAGTAGGCAATTATTTATGGAAAAAACCATTAACCAGCAAATCCAAGACCTATTCTTGCTTCACGCACTCGATCTTGAGTTGTTGGAAGTAGATCGGCTTTTGGATTTGCGGTCACGGTTTAATGATTTGCGTAAACAGTTGGTTGCACTTACTATTTCCGCAGATGTTATGAGTGGAGCCCGTGGCTCATTGAATGTGCGGCTTGATCGTTTATCTAAGACTGCTGGCAATATTATTAAAGAATTTTTTGGCGAATTAGCTGCCGAAAGTCAGAGTTTTATCGCGGAATTAGCTCAGACAGAATCCTTATTTTCTTCTACTGGCTTCAATACAATGCTTAGTACAGATTATTTTGATCCAAGCGATAATGCTAAAGCACTTGCTGAAAATCTTGTGGTCATGGGTTATGCGCTGCCAGATTTGTTCGATGCTCAGGCTGAATCGTTGGTGAAAAAATATCAACAAAGTATCGTTAATTCGGCGCGGCGAGGATTTACAAACGATCAGCTCGTATCCAGAATTAGAGGCACGAATTCGGTCAGGAATATGAGAGTAACAGACGAGGTAGCCGATGAGGTTGGGCGCGTGCAGGGCTTCACATTCGCTTCACCAATTACACAACGATCGCAAGCCGATGTGTCTACAATTATGATTACGGCAATGGCAGCAATCGTTGCTGATTCTTCGTCTTCTTTTGTGATGAATCATCCTGAAGTTTTCCAGGGTATTCAACATAAATCTGTTCTTGATTTGGTCACAAGCAAGATATGTCGAGGTTATGCAGACAAATGTTGGGATTTAAAGCTTAGGCCGATTTTTGGCAATCAATTGCCGTATCCCGGGCATCCTCCTTTGCATTTTAGGTGTAGAAGCCACCATGTTCCCTTGATGCTACCATTTCTGGATTTACCTGAAGATTTGCGCAACTCAATGTCACAGGAAGCTCAGCAGGCTTACGGTGACGATACTGAGCCTGCTGAGTCTGGATCTTTTAATTCTTGGTTTAAATCAGTAGACTCATCAACGCGAATTGCTACTATCGGGCGAACTTTAAATACCGGTTTTGAAAAAGGGTTATTGACAGGCAGCGATATATTAAATCGCCGATCTGGTGTATCTATCAATATAAAGGAATATAAACAACGTGTCGAAAAAGGTTTCAAAAGATAATGCTCCTGCTCTGTTCCCAAAGACGATAAATATTCTTGGCACAGAATATGAATGCGTGTTGGCTGTAGAATCGGAAGATCCTGATCTTTCTAATAAATTTGGATATATCTGGTACAGAATGCGACGCATTATAATAAAGGATTTGCGTCGAGATCCAACATGGAGTAAAGACCCTCAAGAGGTATGCCTGAGCATAATAAAAGAAACGCTAAGACATGAGATTTTGCATGGCTTTTTGTTTGAAAGCGGATTATCGGCAAGCTCTTTGCAATATTCTCATGGTTGGGCGAAAAACGAAGAGATGATAGATTGGTTTGCTATACAATCGCCGAAGATTTTCAAGATATACCAAGAAGTAGGTTGCCTATGAACAGGCGTATAGCTATTGTAGTCGGCGGAGCTGCTTGTGCTGGCGAAGATATACAAACATTACCGGAAAACATCTTGAATAAGGCTGATTTTATCGCAGTCAATGACGTTGGCACAACGCTAAATTATCCTTTAACCGCGTGGGTCAGCTTGCATCCAGAGAAATTTCTTGCAGCTCGCCCATTTTGGATTAACCAAAGATTAAGCAATAACTTATCCATGCAAGGTTGCCGGGTTGTTGGCTGGAGTTACGAAGGCAAGGCTTATAATATTGCTGGCGTAGAGTTCTGGAGCGATTACTTAAGCCAAGGCAGTAGCGGCTTATTTGGCGTTGGCACGGCAATTATGATGAAATATAAAACCATCATATGCTGTGGTATTCCCATGAACCTCCAGGTAAACAAATTCCTTGGACGGCCAAGCTTTGCCACGGATAAGGCTGCTGACGTTTATCGCCCTTATTGGGAGCAACAATTATCAATTCTAAAAGGGCGCGTGTTCTCGCAGTCGGGTTGGACAAAATCATTGCTGGGCGCTTTTGTAGCAAAATAAACTTTTATATTGCAAAGCTGTTTAAGCCATGATATTCTATTTCCATAGCCATGACTTTCTGCAAGCCTCCGAAGCGCAGATAGCCTCCAACAAGAGCCACGGATTAACGCCGTGGTTTCTTGTTTTTACAGCGTTATGCGAATAACTTTTTGAATACAGCAGTCTATTTGACAACTGGCATTCAATCTAGTTTGGTCTATTGTGGCGTCTAAATTGTAATCGAAATTATTATCTTCCAGACGGCAGAATTTAAGAGATGCGTTATTGCGTAGAGCTCTTGTTACGAGTTCTTTAACCATAGCAACGGTAAAGTATTTCTTGTGCGCTTGATTGTATTTGGACGGCCAGATATTGTGCTCATATAGTGTAAAGTCTGGCACTGCGAAATAAACGTAACCGCCCACTTTCACTACTCGCAGCCATTCTCGCAAAACATCAATTGGCTTCGCGAAATGTTCCAACACATGAGAGGCGTAAAGAAAGTCAAATTCGCCATCTTTGAATGGTAAGATGTGTGTGCTTCCGTCGGGGAGCGTGTGCTGGGCGATAGGACGGCCATTTACTATTAAAGGATCATTCCATCCCCCAATTTCCAATCCCTTGCCCCGAAAATACATATCAAAATATCCAAGCTCTTGTCTTTTTACGGTCAACTTGCTTGTTTCGTTCATGGCTTAAAGAACCACCAATCAGCGACTTCTTCGCCTTCGTTTTTGAGGAAAAAATACTCGATATTGCGTTCTTTACAGAACTGCTTAACAGCTACGCTGGCTCGATTGTTGTCAGCCCAATCATGCCCCGCGATAATACCGCCGGACACAACTTTGGGGAAATATGCGTTAAGTTCTTTAAGAACGTGCACAGGGGCGTGATTGTCGTCCAGATAGAGATAATCAATTGTGGCTTCTTGAAAGAGCTTGGCCGAATCAATGGCGTCGTGTCGAATCAATACTGTTCTGCCCATATAACCATCGAATGTTTTGCATGTTCTTACGAGCCACTCATAGCATTCCTCGTTATAGCACGGAGCCCAACTGTCTATCAGAAACAATTGTTTGATATTCAGATGGTCAAATATTCTTTTGGCATTAGCGCCGGCGGCCACTCCAACCTCAACCGCAACTACCGGTTCGCCCCCGAAATAGGTTATCGCTCTTTTTAAGGATTCGCGTATGTGAGTGCTCATTTGTTCGCCTTTCGCGTAGGATATTTTAAAAGATTGTTGGCAATTAAAGTGTCCACCAACCATTCTTCTGAGTCGAAATCATGTCCTTGTCCCTCTTGGGGGAGCCATGGCTTGTTTATATCGTGTATCTTGCTCTGGAAGAAATCAAAGCCTGCAATATGAAGCTCGCTAGGCTGGTATCTGATAATATCCAGAATAGCCGCAACTCCGGTTGTTGGGATACTCCCTACGGCGCAAAAATTACTGAGGAAATTAGCCTGTGTTTGAACGAAATAATCGTTTTGAGATAATTCACCCTTCCTTGCTTTTTGCACAAATCTAAAGTCGCCACTTTTCCCTGCAATGTCTTGCCCTTTGGTGTGACGCACCCAGCAGAAATCGAAGGGGTATTTGAAGAATAAAAAATCAGGGCGCCCCCATTTGGCTATGCGCTCGCTAACTTTTAAAATGGATCTGCCAAAGAATGAGTAATACACATTAGTTCGCTGACAGGCATTAAAAGGCTCATAATTGTTGACTCTAACAATTATATCGAACTTGGACAAGTAATCGGCCTGAGCGTTTACCACAGATGGCGCAGAACCCAATATTATCACGCTTCTATTTTTGAAGTAATTTGCAATGACAAATTCGCTAAATTTCATCAGGCAAGCTCCCCTGGTATTCATTATCCCAAACGTAATGAGTCGTAGGCTTACAGCATACCTTTTGGGGAGTGATTTGCGCAATAAAGGGGTTGTGATTGGTACGATATGCGTGAGAAAAAATGACCAGACATTTTTTATTTAATCCTTCAGCTAAAGCCGTTCCCCAGCCTTGCTGGCAAACAATCAAGTCAGCTCCCTTAAACAGTGCAACGGTTTGGAAATAATTGGCTGAGGTAATTTTGGTGGCACCAAGATAAGTTCGTTCACCTGAGCCGTTGCCAATATGTAGAACCTGATAACCGCGCTGTTTTAACTGAGTAATGATTTGCTCAATAACATGTTTTTCTGGGATCAGATCGTCTTGACTGCCCATGCTAGGATAACCACAGGCAAGTATAGCAATCGGTGCATGTTCTATTTGGAATTGATCTATATTATCATATCCCATATCGTCCAACTGCGTAGTTTTCGTGTTAGTTTTGCCTGGTAGATATGAGAATTTAATCGCATTATCTGGACTGCGAGTAAACGGTATTCTTTTTACCAGAAGGTGTGCAAAAACATCGGGATAATTGGTTGCAATGGTAAACGAATCACAGGGATTGTCCTTGATAGTTTTTCTAGCCAAGGGTTCGAGGTATATTGCGTCACCGAAGCCACTTAACCCGACGATGTTTTTCATTTTACCACGGCAACCGGTTCCAGCTTATCTTTGCATTCGCAAACGCTTGCTGCATGTTCTTTAAGTAGGCCGCACAGAATGACTGTATAATTTATAATGTCGATACATGCATCCTCCCAACCTTCTTCTTTAACCTGAAGTTCGCCCTTTTCGAGAAAACTGACAAGGCGTGCCATCTTGTCTTGCATGCGCAAGAGCACACCGAATTCTGGCTGTATGTGCAATAACGAAGCCATGCGGAAGTTCGCAAACGGATCTGTATTGGCTCCATAATCAGCGTTCTTTCGAGCCATAAGTGCTTTGCCGGTCGAAGTAAGTTTATCGTGCAAGCTGAATAATTCTTCGCGTGTCATAGTCATTATTGTTTTGCTCCTGTTGATTTTGAGTGTTTAAGATCATGGCAAGGTGAGCACAGGGGTGATAATTCCTCTGCGGACACAAGCAATTCTGCTCGGATTACTTCAAAAATTTTCTGCCAATTAACGTGTCCGTGTTTATGGTGAACGTCGAGCTTTAATTCGTGTCCCTTTGTCGTTGTTTGTTTGGCATGGCAGTCTTCGCAACGATAGCCGGAATTTTTTAACGCAGTTCGGCGCTCGGCAGAATTAAGCCACATACGATGAAGCCAACTCTTTATTTGAGCGTCAGATGTTCGCGTTTGTGGTGGGTATTTCGCTTGACAGTAAGGTCGCCAGTTGTCTTCTGCGGCCATCAATACATCGGCTGAGATTGCCCAACCGGTGGCTTTAGCAATAAGCCGCGCATTTTTATCAATCAATGGCATCTTACCGCTAATGATCTTGGCGCCATTTATGCCGGTTGATGAGTTTAGCCATTGCGCCGCGTCTTTAAAAGTCTTTGCCAAGATGGATTTCTTAAACCATCTGACAATGATTAAACCAGGACGAAGCGGAACTTTACTCTTTGCCATACCAAAAACTCCAATGCAATATCTTCCCTAAGTTTACAACGGTTCTATCCGTCAGACAAGTGTTTTATTTTTTATCCAGAGAGATAGCTAGTATTGTTTCCATGGCGTGAGTAAAGCCTGAACGGAAACAGGCTTTAGCCGTCGTGTCGTTGGGTAACTTGTCTGCCAATAATGCCTGCTCAATCATGCAGTCTGGAATTTCAGCAGCAAACGCAGTTAAGCTTTCTTTTTCGGTTTGCGTGCAATGATGTTCTTTAAAGTTTACGACTTGAACAGGCTTCTTGACTTCTTTCATTAAGCTTATCATGTTCGCAGTACCGGAGCTTTTGCCGTCCCAAAATGCAATCAACGCATCAGCTCCATAGTCTCTCATTTCTTTGTTGCGAATTGGGCTGGCTCTTTTGCCGTGTTGCGCCCAGTCGGCAGGGAAACTCTCTACCGTAAAACCTTGCTTTTGTGCGTAAGTCTTCCCGAACGCATCAGCCCCGTCTGCTTCGCCGCACAACACTATGATCTTGTGTGTTTTGCGTTTTTCCCTTAAAAGATTATTGCATGTTTGTTCAAGCAAGACATAATTATTAAAGGATCTACTGCCTGTTATTATGACTTTGAATTCTGGCATCTTGGCTCTCCGTTATCTCTTGTCGCATATTTGGTAAAAGCTTCGAGTGCTTCTGATAAATTATAAGCATGGCTCCCTGTTATCCCCAGGCGCCCGACCGGTAACACATTCGCTTTTTTTAATACATTGTGGACGTGTGATTGGCTACATCCGAATTTGGATCGTAATTCTACGACAGTGGTTAAGCTCTCTGAGGACTCAACATTTTTGAGATGATGCTGTTCAAAGTAAGTCTCGACTTCTTGCCTATCATAAAAATACCCAGGCAGTCTGCCGCCCTTTGCATCGACGCAAAAAACAGGCTTTATGGCTAATTTTGAAAATATCTGCTCTGCCCTTTGGCGGGAAAAGCCGTATTTTTCTTGAATTTCTGCACGGGTAATCATATTTGGATCGCAGATAAAATCATTGCGATGGCTGCATTTCTCTAAATACTTTTCTATTACCGGTAATACCTTCTCGCGATAGTAAAAGACGTTTCCATACCCATGAATATGCTCTGTCGTCAGCTTAAATCGTTTCGTGAGCATACTCAGGATATGTTTTTGTAGATTAAACATTTTTTCTATATCTGTACTCGAAACCAGCTCTGGTCTTTTGGCATAGATGCGCTTAAAATCGTGATTAACAAAATCGGCGAAAATATCTTCGACGACTTGGGCGTCGTAAAAGCAGGTGCCTTTATAGCCTTCCTGTTGGCGAAGCGGTTGAACCCCCCTATGTCTTAATGTTCCATGGATTAGATTGCGCGGGAGATTGTATTTTTTTATCATCTGTTTGGGCGTAATCTCGCCTTCTCTGGGTTCAATTCTTTTGACTCGGAAGAAGTGTTTTATTTTGTCGAAATCAAAGAACGGTTTGTTACCTATTCGGTATTCCGGTTCGATATTATTTTGAGAGATTACACGCGAAATGTTTGCTTTTGTGCAGTTAAATTCTTTTACCAACCAGTCTTTATCAACTATCATTGTTAGCTCCCAAGAATGATCAATAATAATATTCCACAAACTTGTAACAGAAAACCCGGAAAAGAGTCTGCCATGTTTATTCCTCAACTTTAATATTATCCATCAGAAGTTTAACAGTATTCTGAAAGGCTTTCTGTAACATTTCATTACTGATAGTTAATGGAAGAACGCTTCCAGTTCTTGCCATTCCCGCGGTAACACAATCGGCAATATGTTCCAGAATATCCATGAGATTTACGTCATCAAGATCATCTGGCAAATGATGGCGTTCTTTTTTGTGCTCATTCCACCATGTTTCGTCGGCAAATCCTCCTATAAAGGCCGCATGGAAGGCATCTATTGTCTGCAATTTATGGTCGTCATGCCGCCACGCGGCCATCATAAGAGGCTCATAAAGCAATCTCATGGCCCTAGAAATATCTCTTCGGTGCAAACGTGTCGAATAGAGAAGGGTATCCTTGCTTACACTTTTCGCATCGCAACATCTTGAATCTGCGGTAGGGCTCTTTTTAATTATTATCATCTAAATTCCCCTTGAAATTATGTTTACCATGATCGAGGATGGCTATTAGTGCGCATAGCCTTACATCTTCGATACCAATGACACCGATCACATGCTAAATAGCCAAGATCGGCATTTTTATGGCATAACCAGTCGGCGTGCTTATGAAAGGCTAATCTTTGTCTTGCTCTCGTCCTAGCTTGATTGCCGTTCAATGTCGTGGCGAACAGACTGATTCCATCTACCCACCAATCTATGTGTGCTTCCCGTTTACGTTTGTTGCGTTGTTTTCGATTCATTTGTTTCTCCGTATGAGTGGTAATATAGTATGATACATTTTTAGATTTTATGTGTTACTTTTTTTATCCTACTGTCATGTCTTTGCATTTGCTCATCACTCGCCCCTTTCTGCTATTGGCAAAACCGCTCGCAGGTCAGCGCCAGATAAATGCTCAACTGCCGCGCATTTTGCGCATTTTTTTATGCCAACGCGACACCGACGGCATATTATCGCTATTGTCTCTTTCAGCCTCTTGATCTGAGCAAGCCTTTCTTCTGCCCTGAATCGCCAGTAACAGACGTCGCAACAATCTAAATCAATGCCCTTTTCCCGCCCGTGCAAATTCGGATTTATCGCGCTGCTTCTACAGTGTTTACAGTCCATCACTCGCCCCTTTCTGCCGATATTACCGGTAAGATTTTAACTTCGCCAGCATAGCCGATTCTGTCTTTAATCCGCTTGCATAAATCTTTAACACTGTCTGTTTCTGTCACCTCAAAGGCTTCTTGCCATAAATCGTATTTATCAGACGCTACCTGCTGCGCCCTGTTGACTATAGCTACAAATTTCATTCACTCGCCCCTTTCTGCCTGTAAAGCTTCTGTTTGGCTGGCTATAATAAAAACCCGTTTTACAACGGCAGTTTCTTCCCGCCAGTAGCCAAGCCCTGCATTGACAGCCTGCTGTTTTATGCGTTCTGATTCCAATTTAATCTCGATCATTTCAGACTGAAGCTTTGACATTTCATTCAGCTTGGCTTCATTTTTTACAAAAGCCGTTCCAGAGATAAGGCCAAACATCAATCCAAGAAATAGGCAGGAAACTGTTACATCATCGTCAGATTTTTCTAAATGTAACGAGTAAATAAGCGCATACGCTGCGCCAATAATCGAACCTGCAACAACAAAAAACGCCACTGTTCCAATCATCACTCGCCCCTTTCAGCCGCCGATAATGCAGCCTTTTGCAATTCGTTTAAAAGGTTCCCAGCCCGAACAGCCCACCCGCCGTGCTCAGGGTTTTCGTCGTGATTGAATTTGTGCGCCCAATCTTCTACGGCAAATTGCAATAGCTCCCGCATCTGCTTGATCATCTTATCGCGCTTGATAATTTCAATGTCCTTCTCGTCCATTTCGGTATCTATGGTTACGAGAGTGCAAGTAGTGCAT